CTTGGCGTCTTGAAGCCTAAAGACTCCCAGAAATCGTGTTTCACCAAGGGCCGCATTAATGCTTGCAGTTTAGCGAAGTAATCATAGTCGAGTTCACCGTCCTCAGTGAATTGTCGACCCTGCTGTGGATTGCTTGCGTTCAACTTGTGCGCAGTAGTCCTTGCACGCTTGTCGGTCTGAGTAGCTTTAGTATCTTCCAATCTGACCTGTTCCTTGAGCCATGCGACATCTTTATCAAGGTACAGACCTTCGGGATCTAGGGGCACTATCAGGTTCAACACTATCTGTAAAAACTCTGGTGCTTCTTGGAGCTTAGCTAACTGTTGCCAAGCTGACATCGCCCATCCGACTGGCCCTAGCCCTTTCTTGTTCTCCTTGGATAACATTGAGCGTAGTACGCGGGTCCATGGATATGCCATGACGTACTTGTTGTCCTTCGTCTTCCACAGACGATACTGTAGGAAGAAACAGCCGTAAGCGAATTTCTCAGGCTTGACATCAAAGCCTAGTTTCTTCATCTGCTTAGAGAACAGTTCGGCAAATTTACTCCTATCTCGGTAGATATAATTCATGTCGTCACCGAGAGAGAGTACAGCTTCCGCTATTTTGTACCACACCTCTTTGGTGTAATCAACGTCTAGAGACATCAAGCAGTAGATGACCAAGAAAACAGTCAACCAGGAATTCTGCATTGTGGTGTCAATGTATCCGGACGGGGTACGGCCATACATCACAGTAAGTTTACCCAGGGATCCATTACAGACATACGCTTTTCGTACTCCATAATACCTGATATCGCAAAGTGTCTTAGCGGCATTCCCATTGCAATTGATCTTGCGGAGGGCTGCGATCAAACAGGCAAAACCCCCTCCAACATGGACGTCGTACGCGTCTTGGTCCATATTGCAACACTTGAATCCGTTCTTATCACAGAATTCGCCCATTTTAATCATGGCTTCCTTCTGCGCAACATCATCGCGTAATCCCACAAACTGTGGTAGCTGTTTAGCGGCCTCGAGTTCTGGTGCCTCAATACAGTTGACTACGAGGTTGTACAACCTAGATTCACCTAGGATTAGTCGCCCCTTGCCTCTTTGGTTTCGGGCCCACTCGACATAAACATTCTTGTCAGCAATGCGCCAGGGGTCTTGCATGTCGTGTGTGATTTTGATGGCTTCACTTATAGCATACTCACCGTAAGTGATCCCGCCACCATCGGGGACCTTGGTCCTATCATTCTTCGGATCAGGGTATCCCACATTCGAATCCTTCGACTGAAATGGAGCCGAAATCTCTCGGATCTTCGTGTTAGCTTTGACATGTGGGATAATCTCTAAAAGCATCAGCGCCGCCTTCTGAAATAGAGGATCTGCGCGAAGCAGACTCTTCACTTCAGTCACGGTAAGGTGAGGCGTTGTCTCATACGCTTTTATCATCTCCGCCCTTTGTCTCGCCTGCCCATCCTTAATGTCGAACATGTAATCGTCAAATTTATTCTGATCCCAACAGTCGACATTGTAATGGTCTGGGTCAAGCACACTCAAGTGTTCGTTGTATTGGTGTCTCTCTGGGCCATTGTACTTCAATAGCGCAGCCCTAACAACTCTCTTGAGGAGATCTTCGGCTTTCGTCTTCCCAGCTTGTGCAATAGTCAAGCGGGAGGTGGTGCCATCTGGAAGAGGCTTGAGGTCACCACAGTAGACCAAGAGGTTCTTCATCCATGGGGTCATGGCTATCTCTTCGGTCTGTTGAACAGCCAACTTGGATGCATGGATACAATTCTGAACTGCAACCCTATCCGGCATCGGTTGAGGGCGTTTCTGGCAGTTAGATTCGAGTTCATCCATCACTCGTAGAATTTCTGCAATTCTAAAATCTAGCATATATGGTT